CGATTTGTTCTCTTCCGTCCATCATAGCTACTGTGTAAATAGAAGATCTCATATACCTTTTGATTTTTTTATACTGTTTTTTAACTTCTTTAAGAGCATCAAGATTCATCTCAATGTTCATATTACCAGAGATTACTTTTTTTTCTTTCTCTCCGGTGGTTGGTAGTTCCACATCTTTGGATTGATCGTTCCGTCTGTCCATTTAATACCTCTCACATCTCTATATTTGTCCCAATAATAATTAAAAATATCATATTGTGATCCAGCTTGAACCACATCATATTGCGTTTCATCATCTACACCATATGATACCAAGTATGAGTTTCTTGGTAAATCACGATTTTTAGCAACGGATGGATCACAATTTCCATGAATAATATTTACCGACATATCAAGAACGATTCCCCCATTGGATATCGGGATACGCCTCAGAAACAAGTTCTTTGGTGATATTATATTTAGTTTGCAATTTTTTGTCCTTTACAAGACACAATACTTCAGCTTCACCAGGATGAAAAGACTCAAGCATATTGATGAACATAGTTTCTTTACGAAGTTTGTTCATCGAATCATTACCGCCTTTAACAAAGTTATAGAACTTACTCCACTCTTTACGAATATTTGAAGAAGGTGATTTTTCAGCATTCTCATTTACTTGAATGGGAACTTCACCCTCAGGGAGAATTGATACAATGGAGTCATCAAAGTTCCAGATCAACAGAGACTTAAGGAAATTCTCATTGTATTGTTGAAGAATACCGATCTTCCCGTCCTTAGTTCTTTCTGCAACTACAGCTGCAAAAATCTCATGAGTATAAGAAGTTGGTGTTAATTGAATTTTTTCTGCAGGTTTTGCTGCGGGTTTACTACTAGTAGTAGTCTTTTTTGCGGCGGTAGAAGTCTTTCTACTAGTCGTCGTCTTCTTCGTCGTAGTCGTCATAGCTATTTTCAAATCGTACTGCAATTACTTCGTCTGGAATAAGATTTCCATTATTGTCAAACATTTCTGGATGAGCGAATATTTGTTGAGGAGTGGAGAAAACTACATGTTCTTTCCATAACCATCCAACTATACCACCAATTATCAAGAACATGAAAGATACCATGCAAAAGATGGCAACTAATGGTGCTGTCATGGATCTGCCTCCGAGAGATTTACTTCTTTTTTATATCAAATGAAAATTTAAAATAGATGTTTATCTCTCGTTTGAGGAGAGTAACCATCTTACCAAAACTAAATTGAAACGTTTTTGGTTCTTCAGGTCTTCTCCTCCTTTTTCTTAACAATAACTCCACACCTCTATTTATGTGCAACTCACGAGGTTCGGACATGTTCAAATTACTGCAAGTTCTTTTAAATACTGGATAGTTTCTGTGCATCCACCAAGATGTTTATCGTCCATTACAACTTGTGGAAAAGTAGTATTTTGACCAAATTCCGAATAAAATTCTTCTTTAGTAAAATCTTCACCTAAAGTATATACGACAAACTCTTTACCACAAAGTTCTAAAACTTTTTTAATTTTGAAACAATATGGACACTCTTCTTTAGAGTAAACTGTAAATTTCATTTAATTTTGTAATAATTTGTAGTATTTAGAAATTCATTTTACATAATATATCTTTTTAATGAATATGTCAACTTATTAATCTACACTATTCCATGACCTTACAAGAAGTTCTGTAAAGATCTCCATCTTTTCTGGATGAACTGACGCTGGATTGTCGTTAATAGCTTGTTTAAGAGCTACAAGTTCTTCCCACTCAGAATCTGTCAATGAATTTGTTTTTTGTTGTGAGTAAGTCATAGTTCTCCCGTGATTGTGTTGAAATTCTAACACAGTCGATACTAATATCTATGATACTTTATTATATTTTTATATTTGAGTTACGATTTTTAATATTCCATAACTAATTTCAAATTTTATATTTAAATCTTGGGTGAGTAATTGGTTGTAACTTTTTATTTTTTGTATAAGCAAATTGATGTCCGAGTATTCTGTGTTTGGACATGCCAATAAATTTACACCATATCTTACTCCTTTTTTCCGATCCAATAACCACTTTTGATATATCTTTATTATTATAATAATAATTACCAAATTCTGGATCACAAGGAAAACAAGATACTAATTTATTATCTTCCCAATTTTCTAAAAAATATTTTATGTAAATATGATAATATTTCATAAAAAAATAAATTGGTCTTGTAGAATTCAAAAACCAATCCAAAGTATAGATTATGGTATCGTTTATAGTTAACTCCTTTAACCAAAGAAGTTCTTGTCTAATATAACTAAGGTCAATATAATACTGGGGAAGAGGAGTTAATGTTTGAAACAAAGTATGTAGTTCATCTATAGCAAATTCATAAGGAGTTCTACGCATTATCCGAAGAACTGTAGTATCAAACTTATAATCAATCCATCTACGAGTATAACTTAATTCATCAACCTTAAAATATTCTCCAACAATATTTTCCAATTCTTCTCCCGATATTTCATAATAAGGACAATGGTTTCTATTTTTAAACTGACGATACCAACTCATGATCCAAAAGGACCCCACCTTCCTCTTTTATTATCTTCATCGCCATTCATTCTTTGTTCAAGTTTGTCAATAAGTTGATCTGCTGCAATAAGATTATCAATTTCCATAATCATTTCAGCAATATGTTTACCGACAAAAGGTTTTTCTTGACGAGCAGCATAAGCTAATGCATTGCGCAATGCAGCTTCTGCTTCCCTCAAACTAGTTTCTACAGATTCTGATAATGCCATTAAAATTCACTCCTTCTTCTTATTGGTTTAATATCCAATTTACAATAGTCTGGGAGAATTATTTTTTGTTCATCATAATATTGACAAATTGAAATAACTTCTACTGGATATTTTGGTGTTTGAAGTTGATTTTTAATATTACCAAAATGACAAAAAATATCCATACTACAAATGACAAGATCAATCATTAACACTCATTCATTCCAAGAGGTTGTGTTACTTTACGCAACAGATAAGAACCATCACCTTGATCTACCCACTCAATTTGATCCCCTTCTTTCAGATTTGTTGCCTCTAGGAGATCATCTGGAAAAGATATAAAGTATTCAGTTTCATCAGTTTCATCAATCTTAACTTCTTCAACAGGAAGAACCCACTTTTTTACTTTGTCTACAAATGGATTCTTTCGATTTGAATCATTTCGATCATATTCATAATAATATTTGGAATGGGAATTATTGGATTCTTCCCAAAAACTGTTCCAAGCACCTTGACACTCAGGAGAAGGATCATCTTTATCACAACTCAAGGGTTTTTTATACCTAGAAAGATACTCAAGATCACTATGACCCCAAGGAGGCATACAAGGATCTTCTTTTTTTGATTTAACTACTGTTTCTTCCCAAGCAAGTTTAAACTTCTTATCAAACTCTTCCAGATAATAACCAAGAAACTCATATGATGCCATTGCAAGAGTTTCTGCTTTGTTATAATCATTTTTTTGAATTGCTTCTGCAACAGAATCAATAATCTCACGAGCAGAAACAATTTTAGATGTTACCATCTCAAGATCATTCATAACTTCCCATGTTTTAGAGCTCATTTGTAAATTCCTCTAATGAATCTTTTTTACTTACCCATTGTTCTACTATAGACTTAATTTGTGCATCTGTCAACCCATTCATCCAAGACCACCTTTCGTCTTTTGGATCCCACTCAAAAGCGAAAGAACCATCAGAATTTTGAACAATATTGAGACCAGAAGAATGAAGATTTTGATTAGTCATAATTTGAACGGTATATAAGTGATCTTAGAAATTTATAATTATAATAAGTAGTTAAATAGGCTATATTATAGATAACTTGAAAATAAAAGTCAAGATGAACCCCGAAATATTAGATCTCCACATTACTCATAATTGCAATTTAACTTGCGAAAGTTGTTCAGATTTTACTAATAATAGCCTTTCTAAAATGTTATCATTGGAAGAGGCTAAAAATTGGATGTCTCTGTGGAATCAAAGGATAACTCCAAAAAATTTTCTTATTCTGGGGGGAGAACCTACCCTTCATAAAGATTTGGAAAAATTTCTCTACTTGTCTAGGAAAATGTGGCCAAAAAGTAATTTAATCTTAATTACCAATGGATTCTTCTTACATTTACATGAAAATTTGTGGAAAACTTTAAAGAATACTAATGCAATATTATCAATTTCTTTACATGATAATTCAAAAGAATACCTTCAAAAAATAACCCAAAATTTAGTGTTAGCTGAGAAATGGAAGAAAGATCACGAAATAATAGTAACATGCAATAAAGAGTATGAAAAATGGAGCACTATCTATAAAGGATATGGCTCAAACATTTTACCTTTTGAAGACAATGATCCACAATCCAGTTGGAATAGTTGTTATATGGATGGAAAGTGTTTTCAACTCCATGAAGGAAAGATTTGGAAATGTCCGCCTATTGCATATTTACCTTTACAAAAAGAAAAATACAAAGATTTATTGTCATCAAAGTGGGATCCATATTTAAAATATAAACCACTAGAATCAACTTGTAGTGATGAAGAGATAGTAGAATTTTTTAATAGAAAATCTGAATCGGTATGTGGAATGTGCCCATCTAATCCAATGATAAAAAATAAAGTTACAAAAAGTCCCTTAATGTCGGTTAGTGAAACTGAAAAATATTTTTCCACTCTAGAAAAACATACTTAAACTCTGGTATATTTTCAAACAGATTTTCATTACGTTCTATATCCATTGCTTTATTTTTTCTCAAAAATTTTTTTACATTTTGTTCATTCATATCCAAATCTAAAATTTTTAAGATTGGTTTAAATTGATTTGATATGTCCGTTTTATATTTTAAGTTATACTTATCGATAAAAGAAATTAACTTCTCTTTCGTTTTACCTTTGAATTTTGTTGGCAAAATATCAATTCCATATATACCAAATTCAGTTGCACCATCCATCAAACTCAATTCAAAATTGCAATAATTAAATTTCGCACTAACATATTCAATATCAGTAAGATATTGAATAATTTCAGGTAATCTAAAAACATTTAAACAAGATACAGTAATATTTGTAGATCTATTAAATTTTTGATTTGCAAGAATTTTCAAATTTTTATCTACTATTTTCCAGTTAGTGCCTTTTCTAATATATTCTGCTCTATTTTCTATTTCATCTATGCTAGCAAAAACTGTTAATTTATTTGGATTCCATTGATTCCAATAATCTAATATATTTTTATTTTTATAGGACAAAATTGAAACATTTGTATTATACCAAAGTTCTATATTAGTTTTTTTCTTTTCTATTAATTTTTGAAGTAATTCATATTGCTCATCCATAAGAAGAGTTTCACCGCCGGCGAATTCTATCAACTCCAAATAGTCAATATTATCTTCTATAAATTTATCAATATTTAAATCCTCAGAATGTTCTAATATTTGTCCAGTAAAAGAACTACTCAATCTTTCCGAACACATTCTGCATTTAAAATTGCACTTATTACTGATTTTAAAGTCCCATCCTTTAAACTTTATTGTTTTCAAAGAACCATCTTTATTAGTATTTTTTAATATCTCGGGAAATGAATCTTTGAAAAAATTGTTATATTTTTTCCTTAAACTAATTCCATCCAAATTTTCTACATTTTTACAAGAAAGACATGAAGAAGGTAGATCATCTCTCAATAAAGACAATCTAAATTTATTCATTTTTTCTCCGTTCCAAATTTCATCCAGAGAATTAGTTTTTAGATCACCTAACGGTAAATCATTAGCACAACATGGAGTAATTATCCCATCTGGAAAAATTTCCAAGTATATCCATGGAATTATGCATTTGGGAAAATTATTTTCCATAATTATTCTCTTTCAAGATCTAGAGTAACACAATGAAAACATCCACTTAATGTTCTCGTTTGTCTCATTGGAAGCATAACACATTCTACACCATATTTTTCCAGTTCTTTTCTTGTAGGTTCTTGGTGGTTTTCGAGGACAACTAAATTGGGATTAATACTAAAAAGATTCATATTACACCAAGGTGAACAGTTGTTGTATCCAGGATAATATCCAACATCGACTGGTTCTGGACACCAAATTATATCCCATGTTTTAAATGGACCTGGTAAATCTTCTTTACTTTTAATTCTTGAAGGGTTTGCAAGTAATAATCCTTCTCTCAAAAATGCTACCGTGGTGTCAATGTGCATGTAACTATAAACACCTTGAAGCAAATGCACTTTTATTTTTGGTCCTACTAAATCTTGAAGCAACTCTGCACCTTTTACATTACCACTATTCGATACCAAATATAAAAGGTCATCATTTGCTCTGATAATATTAGCTGCATCAAAAGCGGGAGATAATTCTGTCAGGGCAAGAATATCTTTATTACCTAAACATTTTTCATTATATAATTCATCATCATAACTGCAAGAAAGTGGAACCAAATTTTTAAAGTGATGTGCAATAGATCCAAAATTATATTTTCTGGATTTTAAAGGCATTGGAGTGGCAAAAGTCTTTTTTCCATGAACAAATACACAATCTCTTGGGCAAAAATTATAGTATGGTGTTACTTCTCGGTGAGGTCTCAATACTTCTACACCCTCTTGTTCTAGAAATTTAACAAAAATTTCTAAATCTTCGTTAGCTTCATCAATGACTTGTTTTGGATATATTCCAGATTTTACATCCGAAACATCTTCTCTATCGGCATAATTAATAAGTCTGAAGGACTTATCCATTTCAGGAGTTCTAGCATAATCGGCAACACCGACTATAACTTTTTTTAATTTATCCCATTCATTAGTACTGTTCATTTTAAATCAGTTATAACTTTTTTGATTCCGTGTTCGAGTTCAATCGGAGAATAATCTGAATAATATTTAAGAAGATTTGTTAAATCGGGAATTCTTCTTTTAGCACTTCCAGGCCTACCTTCAACTAACTCATAATTTATTTGAGCAAATCCCAGTAGTTCTCCAATTAATTTAGCAACTTCCAAAGAAGTTTTCTCTTCTTGACTTCCTATATTAATAGTATCTCTGGAATCACAATTATCTACACACATAATAGTTGCATTGACAGCATCTACTACATGAGTATAACATCTAGTTTCTTCTGGTCCTATAACTTTATAAATTCCTTTTTTATGATTTTCTATTTGATCAAATACAATATGACCTTTTTTTGATTCCGAACCATAAACATTAAAATATCTTATAATTAACCAAGGAAGGTTACTATTGTGCAAATAGTTCTCCCCAATCATTTTAGAAATTTTATAACTCCAACGAGGATTTGAAATATCATCAATTTCTATTTTATTACTTTCCTTACACAAAGCATCATGTGACATTATTTCACTACTACTTGCATACACGAATTTTATAAGACTTTTACATTTTTTAGAATATTCAAACACTGAAAGGTCTGTTTTTATGTTGTTTGTTATTACATCATTTGGTTTTTCATAAAAATTTGTAGTCCCATTTATAGCTGCAAAGTGATATATTATTTCTACATCATCATCTATTAAAAATTCTTGACTTAAATCTGCAACAATAAATTCATCACAGTTGGGAATAGAAGTTCCTCTAGACATGTTATCCATCCCAATGACATAATTACCCTTAGATTTAAGTTGATTGCATAACTCGGATCCAATCAACCCTGAAGCACCAGTTACTAGGACTTTCATTTATCTTTCCTAACTGTAATGGGTAATTTTGAATTGTCATTTTTTATCGACTTGAATAACTCAACATTATCTCCAAATTCTTCTATCATAAAATCAATATCTTTTGGTAAACATTTACCACCATATCCTCTAAGATTTTCGTTGACTTCCAAATATGTTTGGTCATTCTTTGTTTCATCAAAAACCTCTAAAAGATTACTATAATTTACTTCATATTTTTTACATATATCATAGTAATGATTTGCAAAAATAACTCGCATTGCATTAAAATTATTTCGCATCATTTTAAGCAATTCAAGTTCTCCGAAGTTCATCTTTTTCAATTTATAACTAAATCTATCAAAAGACTTTAATTTAGTTTCAATAATATTACTAGCATAAAACAAAATTTTACAATTCAAAGAGTCTTCTATTGCATATCTTTCTCTCAAAAATTCTGGTAAATATGTAATCGGATTTTTAATCTTATTTTGTAAATTTCTAAAAAATCCAGGTGGAACAGTACTCCTAATTACAAGTTCTGTATCGGAATTGTTTTTCCCTATTTCCAAACAAATAGATTCTAGATTTTCAACATCTTTTTTATTGGATGTAGGAGTACAAATAAAAATGAGATCGCATTTTAAAATTTCATCAAATTCGGTATTATATGCAATATCATGAATAATTACTTTTTGATCTGGAAAAAGAGATAACTTTGTAGATTTTCCAACAACACCATACCCAATAATTCCTATCATTTCATAACTCCCGTAACCTGAACAGCATATCTATCTTTCATACTAAAATTATAAAATGCATGTAATTGAGTATCTTGCCAACCAAAACAGTCTCCAGACTTCCATTTACTAAAAGAAAGGTCACTAATTTGAATTATTTGACCAGGAAAACTATCTTCCAACATTACAACATATCTCACTACTTTTTCAAATGAAATATTGTAAATCTTTTTATATTTTCCAAAAATATCTTGATGAACTGGTAGATATTGTCCAGGTTTGAATAAATTAATGGCTAAAGCAATATGATCTAAAAAATCAAATTTTGGTTTTATATAATCATACAAACATTGCGGCATATAACTAGGTTCATGACAATTATATAAAGTCATACTATTTTTATTGTGACCCACACTTTCATACTCATCTAAAAGATTTTCATCTTTATGAGTAGTAAGAAAATAATCTAAATTATAAAACTCACTTATATCCCATTCAGGTTCAATATTAAAATATGGGATCATTGTTTTCTAATTAATGGAGATGATTTTTTGAAATTATTTTGTTTTGCTGGGCACATCGAACAAAAATGTTCAGAACCTCTTTCGAAAAATTCCTTTAACTCTTCATCCGAACAATTTGGTGATAATGGTATATATTTTAAATATGGATCCCACTTTTCAGATATATTAAACTTTTTTTTCATTAATGGCAAATATGCAAGTGGGCCACATTTCCAAATCTTTCCTTCATGAAGTTGAAAACAAATTTGTCCTGTTGGACAATTTTTCCAACTAGAAATTGGATCATTGTCTTCAAAAGGACTTATATTATCACCGTATCCTTTATAGACCATAGACCATGTATTATAAGAATCATACTTAATTATTTTTAATCCACGATTTTTCCAGTCTTTAATTTTATTAATTTGTTTTCGTATTATATTCAAGTAATTTGAATCATTACTATGAATAGAAACAGAAAGTGCAATATTATACTCTATCAATGTTTCAAAAATATTTGGGTGTAAATGAATTACAGAAGAATTTGTAACTAATTCTATTTTTGTATCATTTGTGGGCCACATCTCTCTAACTAAAATGCAATATTCTTTGAGATTTTTATTTAAAAATGGTTCCCCACCAAGAATACCTATATTTTTCGGCAAAATTCTTTTATTCCAATTTAACATCCAAGTTTTACACTCTTGTATCGGGACATGATCAGTAAATCCATGATTCATAAAATGAGAACAAGAGTCACATGTGAAATTGCAACGATGTGTTATATGAATATCTAAATTTGGAATGATTTGCATGAGATTTATTTGTTTTTGAATACACTCATTGATGGTAAGTATGGGTAATCCCTGTGGCTCCATTTTTTACCGGGATTTTTTTTAGCGTCATTTAGCTTTTCAATTCCAATTTTAGCCACCTCTGGAGTCATATAATAATGATAACCAATAGTCTTTATGTCTTGTTCTGCCCATGGTAGATTAAGATCTCTACCATCATAAGACATTTTTTTCAACTCATTATAATCATCCTTATCACTTAAAAGTATCATTCCACCTCTACCTAAAGATAGATGTTTTTTAAACTGAAAACTCAAACACATAAATGTATTTGGTAAGTATGTGTTTTCTTCCCAAAGAACTGCAGCATCAACAATACTAGTGTTACCAAGGTAATAATAATCCAACCACTCTTCTTCTTTCCAACTCCAATTTAATCCAAGTTTTATGAGAGTCATGGGCACTGAAACATAAGTTCTTGTTGGAACTATAATATTATTGCATTGAGTGTATCTTAAACACAGTTCCAATGCATGAGTACACGAATCAGTTGCTACGCCATAAGAAGATCCAAAAAATTCTGAAATTTTTTGTTCAAAATTAGATACCAAATCAAACATACTGTAGGTTATTAGTGAAATATTTATTGATTTTCCAGATCATCTATATTGGTAACATTTATGAAAAAATCATTTGGTTTCCCATAAAGAAAGAAATCTTCTAAAGAATAAGAATCTCTAAATTTTTTCCACCACAAATTAACTGCTCTGTTTGCAAAGTGTAACCCAGGGAAATCAGCTGTTCTAATAATATTTTTAGTATAACTTCCAATAGTATTACTTTGGGCTATTAATGGTAAACAATACGTAACTCCCGAATGTCCCATAATATAATCTATAGTTATATTTGGATGATGTCGTATGGCATGAAAGTACCATTTACGTTCTGTTAGTCTATTACTTTGAGTCCATTGAAAATTGGAAACATTTTTTGTTAAATCAAATTTTCCGTCTGTAGTAAGAGTTCTAATAATTTTTTCAACATAAGATCTAGTAACTAACGCTGCTCCCATTGAGTGTTTTGCTAAGATTCTATGCAAAAAACATGGGATCATCGTATCATTTTCAAATGATAATAGAATACAATCCCAGTCATAAGGAATAATATTCATTAAATATTCCCAATCAAAATGCCAATAATCAATAAAACTTAGATCATAGTCATCTTCCATAATCAACACATATTTCTCATCACTGGTCTCTAACCAATTTTTCATTGACTCCAAATGAGTTAGTGTAATAGCACAGTGTATAGTATGTAAAGTTTTTCTCAAATCACTCTCAAAGTCATTTAGAATTAACTTATCTTTCCATTCAGAGAAATTATTACATTGATATTTTGATGCAGAATACCTAGTAAAATTTTTTATTTTATATTTTTCATACTGAGTTTCAGTATATTCTTTTCGGTCAGGTCTTTCATCGAGATTTAAGTAAATGATAGGAGGCAATCCTTTCAATTTATCATTTAAGTTCATAGTTTTGGGACTGCGGTATATCTTTGTGAATCTATTTTAGTTATATTCCAAGCATAAAGTCTTTCGACAAAAATATTTTTAACTTTACCATATTGTTCTCTATTTTTTTTATTATGTTCTGCAGCTAGTAGAATAGATACTTTTTTATCTAAAATATTTTTATTATATTTTCCAGAAAGTTCTATCTTCATTTGTTTTTCATATTCCTTCAGTTCATCACTACTATGATTTCCCTCAAAGTTTTCGACCTTCTTTGCATATGGATGTGCTAAATGAATAACTCTATTACTTTCCGGTATTATTTTTTTTACATCTACACCAGACAATTTTAGTCTAGCCAAAATTTCATCATCTTCAAATGAATAATATTTACCCATTTCTTCATTATATCCATTAACATCTAAAAAATTTTTTTTAGATACGTATAACAACCCAAATATTCCTTTATACAAATCATTTTTTGCATAATTTATTCCACAAATACACGAATTCTCTTCGAGTTTATAATCTTTAAAAAAATTATAATAAGGATTTAATAGATGATCACAGTCTAATTTCAATATGTTTTCGGATGAAGAAAAATCTACTGCTAAATTTAAAGGTTGAGGTTGGTTGAAGTACTTTTGATTTGGAACTGTTATTATTTTTATCCTAGAGTCTAGAGATGTTAAGTGGTTTATGGAATTATCCGAATTCCAATCCACAATTATAATTTCAGAAACTTCATCAAACATTATCCAACTATTTAAAGAAATAGTTAAAGCTTGTTCTCTATTTCTACAAGCACAAACTATACTTACTGACATAGTGATTAATTATAAACAACAGGAACTATAAGTTCTTTTCTTTTTGAAGTATATAGAGAAAATAAATCTGATAAAGAAAATTTAGAACTTTGAGTTTTCCACCAATTTAGTGTAACGTAATCGGATTTTTTTGCCATATAATTTATAGAATTATGATAACTATTACTTAAAAAAGTAGAATTGGTAATAAAAATAGGAAAAGAATATGTAACTCCTATTTCATAGGGAACAAAATCAGCCGATTGATAATGATAAATTGGCCAAGTCTTTTCATATCCGTAATCATTATGAAATTTAAATTTCGAATCGATATAATAAAGTTTTTTAAGTTTACTTGCAAAACATCTATTGATAAGATAACAAGCTGCAGAATGATTGTTCCTAGTCCTTTTTGTAAGACCCATTGGAATAAAATGTTCACCAATGATATGAAACTGAACACAATCCCAATTACGAGGGATGTTTGAAATTAAATAACTCCAATCAAAAGACCAAAATTTTACAGTATAAAAATTCAAATCATCTTCAATTATTAAACAAGTTTCCGAAATATTTTCATCATACCAATCAATTATACTTTGAAATTGATTTACTAATGTAGAAATTCTTGAAATTTCATTTTGCGGTTTTTCTACTAAAATATTTTCTTTCCATTCAGAATAATTTTTTGAATGATATTTATTTGCAGATATTCTAATATAATTGGTTATGTTATATTTTTTAAATTGTTGTTCTATATAATTTTTTTTATCTACTCTCTCATCTAAATTCAAATATCGAATATGTGGAATACCATAAAGTTTATCCGTTATAGAACCATCAGACATACCAAGTAATAATAGAATATCTAGTTCCTTCAATAACAGGCATAATCTCATGAGGATACATGAAATTAGAAGGAAAGACTATTATAGATCCTACTTCATTTCTAATCAAAATTTCTCTATCAAAAAATGCAAATTCTCCACCAACAAAATCTGAATTTAGAGTGACAGAACAAGAAATACTTCTTTGTTGATGAATAAAAGAATCTGTATGTTGAGTATAAAATTGACCTACTTCATATCTAAGCAAATCATATCCTGTATCAACATTAGGGTTAAAATGAGGAAATTCTTGAGAATATTTTTCAACAACCTTAAGTAATTGTTGATGCAATTCAACATCTAAAAATTTTCTAACTTCAAAATTTTTATCTATGATAGATTGATCCGACATTTGGATGACGGAACAATTTCTAATATTAGTATTAAGTACTCCATCACCGACTAGAGTTTGATTCCAATCTGACGATGTTTTATATTCATTTAATATTTTTTCACAAAGTTCTTCGGAAACAATATTATCATACACCTTAATAAAGTCTTCCAGTTTTTGAGAAGACTTTGATACAATTAGAGTAGGAGTTTTATTATTTTGTTCAATATTTTCTATAACTTTTGAATCATTATTTACAACTTCTACATTTTTTTCCGAAAGTTGAGTATCATCTTCTTTCTTTTTATCAAAATAAGCATAAGAACATTCACCACGACTTCTAACATAATGTAAGAAGACCTGAGAATAGTAACTTCCTTTATATTCTTCTCTCCAATGTGGGGCAATTTTACCTAAGTAAACCATTGCATCACCTGGATTTAAACTCACAAACTTTTTTTCTTTTTGTGGGGTTTCAATCCAAATTGGCCATGGATAATCTCCATCAAGATGTAAAGTTAGTGAAATTTCACATGCATCTCTATCTGTATGTTTTTCTAGAATAGATCCTTCTTTATATACTCTTGCATAAGAATATGTTGGAAGAACTGTTTCTTCAATCAATGAAGAAACTTCTGGTGTTTTTTCACACAACAATTCTAAGAACGATATATGATTATAAATTGAATGTGAGTTTGGAGCTTGATCATCTCCCAATAAATTTTCCTTTTCACAATAAGATTTAAACTCATCAGATAAAAGTTTAGATCTATCAGAAGAAATAAAATTAGGAATTACCAGATAATTATTTTCAATTAATTTGGGATTCATACTTATAATTAAAATAAAATTTTATAAAATTAAATGTCAGCAAGAATTGCTTCAATATCAAAATCTAAGTAAGCTTCTCTTAAAGCAGCTTCTTCTTCCTCTCTCAATCTAAGAGCTTCAGCTTCTTCTTGTCTAATTCTTTCTTCTTCTGCAAGTTTAGATTCTTCCCAAAGAGTAATAGATCTTTCGTAAACTCCTAACTGATCAATAATGAAATTTGGTACTGTTTTTTTAAATTCAATCTCTCCATGAGGAAAGTCTTTACCAAATCCATATTCACCTTCTTCGTCTGGATCTCCATACCACTGTAAAGCATGAAATCGACCCCAAGACTTTAAATCATAACCTGGAATCCAATCAAGATTATCAAATTCACTAAGATCAGCATAATAACCTATACCATCTTTAATAATGAGATTATCATCTCTAATTATCGTTAGTCTCATTTGTTTCTTCTCCTTTTAAGATATTTTGATTAGTCAGTGGAGTAACATTTACTGGAAGAACTTGTTGTTGCATGAGTCCCTGAATATATAGGTCTCTATTTTCTTCGTTAGCTTTTACTACTTCATTTCTGAAAGATTCTACAGCTGCAGCAGTAGATCTTTGTTGTTGAGAATTTTCAATACTCATAATTGGAAGCCAGGTTACTGCACATCCCCATTCATCAATGTCTTCACCAGTATTTGGGTTCATTCCACGAACTCTCATAAACCAAGAACATTTCAATCCAATACAGTCTTTTTTAATAAGAGGACAAAATTTACCTTGTTCTAATTTCATAAATTAAAAATCGATTACTAAAATAATAACACAAATCAAGCAAAATTGCAATAAATGACATCAATATACTGCACTCTAAAATCAACAGACGTATTAATAGGTCCATTAGCTGATGTAAATGTAACCGGATGAGTATGAGATCCACCACCCCCATTATTACCAGTACCACCGCCATTTTGTACTCTAGTTCTAGCACCAAAAGCTGGTGATGGATTTCCAGTAGAAACATTGCCTCCAGAATTTGCTGGGTGAGCATGTGCAACCATAGTATTCACATCAATTGTATTCGCATTAGCTGCAAATCCAGTTATAGAAACTGGAACATTTGCTGTAACTGGAACAGAAATAAGAGTATTACTAAAGACATTTGTTCCTCCAGAACCAGCTCCAGTTCCACTTACTATTCTTAAAGTTCTATCATTAAAAGTAGTTACTTGGGTCCAACCAGTTGGTGCAGAACCTTGATAAAAAACTACGGGAGTTGTTTGTGGAAAAATCCCATATTTGGAATTTAATGAGGTTCCATCATTAAAATTTATTCCATTTGTAGTTAATGTAGCTGGCATTATAGGTTCTCTTTATTTTTGTATTTAGTTTAAAGTGCAAATTATACAATCAACATATTGAATGTTAAAATCAAGAGTAGTTGCGCCAGGGCCATTTGCTGATGTAAAAGTAATTGGATGACTGTGACCTCCAGTATTACCATAGTTACCAGTTGAAGCTCCAGGAGCAGTACCATTTGCAGTGCCAGCAGCAGGTGAAGGGCCGCCACATCCAACGTTACCACCAGAATTTAATGGATGAGCGTGTAATGGAACAGAATTAACACTCAATGATACGCCACCTGCAGATAAACCATTAATTGATATGGGAACATTAGCACTTAATGGACGACTAGCAAATGAACTAGAAAAAGTATTAGTCCCAGATGCAGTTCCTCCAGTAGTAGTGTTACTAACAACTCTTATTGCTTTGTCATTTTGAGTAGTTACTTGGGTCCAACCAGTTGGTGCAGAAGCTCTTATAAAGACCATAGGAGTTGATTGTGGTATGATCCCATATCTAGAATCTAAGGTTCCCCCAGCACCACCAAAAATTATTCCTGTGTTCGTTAATACTGCCATTTTATATCACTTTTCCGCTTATTTTGATATTTATCCATTAAATGAACAAAGAATAATATCAATAAATTGAACCCTAAAATCAAGAGTAGTACTCCATGGACCACTAGCTGATGCAAAAACAGCTGGGTGGCCATGACCTCCACTATTACCATAGTTACCAGTTGAAGTTCCAGGAGCAACAGCAGCAATACCGCCACCACTACCTCCAGTATTACCTGCATTATTTGCTGGATGTGCGTGTATTGGAATTTGGTTAATGGACAATGTTGTCCCTCCCACAGCTAAACCAGCAATTGATACCGGAACAGTAGCACTTACAGCTCTGTTAGTAAAAGTATTACTAAATGCGTTAGTACCTGCAGCTCCTCCGCCAGTACCACTTACAACTCTTAATATTTTATCATTTTGTGTTGTAACTTGTGTCCATCCGGTTGGAGCGGTAGATCTGTAAAATAAAGAAACTGTTCCGGATGGTGCAAAAAAAGAAGATCTTGCAGTAGCAGTAGTACCATCACCAAATGTTATTCCAGGTGCAGTTAATGTAGCGGGCATTTATATCTAAAGTTTTTTATTATTTATTGTATTAATAATAAGATTGTGTATATAACCAACCAGTACACAAATATTTTACAACTCCTTTAGGAGGCATAATTCCTCTATGAATAAAATCCCATGTTGCAGGAAAGAAAATTAATTTACCTTCCTCTGGTTTTATTTTAGTTCCATCTATAAATTCCGTTTCTCCACCACCCTCTACATCATTTAAATACCAAATAAAAGTTATTCTTCTAACACCATTACAATCGTCTCTACAAAAATCATGGTGCCAATTATAAAAACCTTCTCCACCAATAGTTCTTTGTATTTGATATCCAGTATCATTAAGATGTAGATCAGTTATATTGGTATGTAAATTTTCAAGTAGATATTCTTTATATGTTTTTAACCTATCATTTAAAGATTCGTAAAAAATTTTATCTTCTTCTTCCCATCCAGATATATGACTTATTGCTATATCAGTGGATATTTTTACTTTATTATTGAGTCCACCTAAAGTTCTACCAGAATTTTTTCTAAGATCTCTCTCAAATTTGTAAATGACATTTTTACAAAATTCACCAGTTAAAGCATTTCTTTTTTCCCATATGAATTTATTCATTCTCTTGGTTTTGGTTTGTTACATTCATTACAGTAATAAGAATATCCTTGTTTAAACGATTTTACTATTTGATAATGGTTTATGTCAAGTGGTTTTTCTTCACCACATTTACTACACTTCCGTTGGGTTATTATCCCAGTTTTTTCTTTCGACTTTACGAAGAGACTTGAGTTCTTTATAAAGTTCTTTAA